AAGTACCACCATTACTTAATGCTAAAGATTCAGGATTTAAATAGTCATAAGTTACATCAGATTGAGTCCATGCTGTATTCCATGCTTGAAAATCAGATAACTTGCCATCAAAATAATTAGTAGCAGAAGTAAAATTTCTAGCTCCTATAAATGCGTTTGTAGTAGTTGATATTGTTTCTGATACTGTTAAAGATGTATCTAATATTCCATTTATATAGATTTTTTGAGTTGTACCGTCATATGTAAAAACTGCTCTTACCCAAGTTGAGTTATATCCAACTGTTGAAGTAATATTATCTGAATCAGCATTTAATTGATATTCAAGTTTAGAAGGATTCGATGCCATTATTCTAATACCATCAGAGCCACTATCCCTAGCATCAAATATATGCTTATCTGCAGTAATACTATTCATATATACCCAGCAAGCTATTGTATGACTTGTTTCACTAAAAGGTGTCCCTGTATCTAAATAATCACCAATACCATCAAACTGTAATCCTCTACCTGAATATATTTGTGCATGATTGTTGCTACCAAAAACTTCTAGTTTAGTAACTTTTATACTTGCAATTTTAAAATTACATGGATCATTAGTATTTTCAATAACTATAGCATCATGATAATTACCAGTATTAGTTTGTTGAATAGTTACAATTTGGTCTAAAGTACCAGCTGATGTTAAATAAGATGATTGAGCTTTATAATTATCACCACCAACTCCACCTGGAGATTCTGAATATAATACTACTCTAACTCTCCCATCAAATGCTCCAGAGTCAGGGTCTTCAACAACCATTTGCACTCTATATCTGTCACCCTGTTTTATACCTCTAGCACCAGCACCTTTTGTTAAAGCTGCATTAAACCCTTGAACTATATTTCCAGAATTTCCACCACTATCAGAAACTATTGCATAGCCCCCTGAAATACTAGATGCTGTTCCTGTTTGCCAATTAGTATCATCTGCACCATTAAATTCTCCATCAGTTTGCACATCATAAGTTTCTTGCTCTGAAGTAGAACTATCTAATGCTCTGTACTTACTTGGTTTTAATATTTTTTGTATTGTAGCTGGCATTATAAAAGTTCTCCAATATTACCATTTGCTTTAGTAATTGAATTAATAGTAATTGTTGCTCCTCTTCCATCAGCTGCATATATAAGCCATCCTGTATCAGAAGATTTTTCGTAAAATTCATAAGTTCCATTAGCTGAAATTTGCATATTAGAACTTCCACTACCATCCCAAGGCATTTCAATGTTTCCACTTCCTGTATATCCTGTAACTGTTACATTAACTTTATACACACCTACAGGTGATATTGTAGCTAAGGCTGATACTACACCAGAAGAACCTAATGTTATAGTTTGTCCATCAATAACAGCTCCATTACTACTAGTCCATGTAGGAGTTACATTAGAATCAAATGTTGTATCTACTTCATCTGCAACCCAAGATGAACTTCCTTGTGTAGTTAAATTATTATCTAAATTCCACCATGATGTTAAACTAGTTTTTTCACTAGTTGTTAAATCTGCATATTGTTTAAACATGATTGATTTTATTTCTGCTTGAGTGCAAGCTCTTGACCATACTCCTAAATTACATAAATATCCATCTAAATTATGAGAGTCTGCAGAACCATTTTGTGCTCCAATATATCGAAAAGTAGTATCATTGCTCATATCAGCTCCTGAACCAATACTGCAAGATACTCCATCTTGAAAACAAGTAACTGTTCCTGATGTACATACCACTGCATAATGATGCCATTGCTCATCAGTAAAGTTAGTATTTAAATCTATAACACATTCATCGTCAGCAGTATTACTTTCTAATTTTAAATCACCACCACTTACAAATCTTAAAAATTGATTACCAGTAGGTGTATGTCCAAATATAGCCCATGCACTAGAGCCTGCACCATTATATTTCCACCAAAACATAATACAGCAGTTTCCATCAGTATCTACTGTAAAATCATTTAGAAGTATGTAGTCTGTATTAGATCCTACAAAATATGCAGCACCATCACTTGATTTTTGTACTGTTCCTACAGGATACATGTGTCTCATAATCAGACCATCTGTAACAACACCTGGAGTAATGATTGAAGAAGCTGAAGAAGATCTATTTCCTAATCCTAATTTGGGCATATTACCCTATATAGCATATACATGCACCATTAGTATTTAGAGATACACTAGTCCATCTTCCATAGATTGTCATACCTGCTGGAAATAAATCTGAACTGACTAATGTGTCTCCACCTGATTCATATCCTGTGCCACCTACTTCAATACATTGAGTTCCTGATTCAGGAGTTAATGTATCAAAATCTGATTCTTGTACCATTGTAATTGCTACTACCACTCCAGAGGTTGGAGTGAATATTGTTCCGTCAGAGTCCAAATAAACACTACCTGCTTGTCCCATTGTAGCATTTTGGGCTTCTTGCACAGTATAACTGTGTAAACCTTTACCTGCCATTTTATTCTCCTTTCGAGTTGTACTTTAAGCTCGTGGCTAGAGCGTGAACGTACTATTTTATTTTTTTAGTTCAAAATGGACAAGGTCATCAAAACCATTGTCTTTTAAATCTGTATCATTGTCCCAATCACCACCCCAAATTACATCTATTCCCATTTGAGATGCAACACCTTTTACGTACCCAGCAAAATAGTTAAAACGATCTCTATCAGACCAATCAATAGGATAAGGAGCCACATCAACAGCCCTGCTCGGATTAGCATTATGACGACCATGGGGGTATTTGACTTTGCTATTTCCTCGTTTATACGCTTCATTTTGAGCTTCCTCACCTCTGTATCCGCATACAATAGTACAATCAAACCCTTTGACAACTTCCTTAAACAATAATTGTAAATCTTTTTCACAAGTAGATAACCTTCTTTTTGACGTGCTACCAAATTTAGGCATTATTTACCCTCCACGTAACCACCACTGCTATATGTTTTAACTGAATCTCCAGCCATTTTTTTAACGTGTTTCATTACACGTTTTGATTGAGCTAGATGCATTTTAGATGCACCTTTTAATTCTTTTGATACTTTTTTTAAATCTTTTACTGAGCCGCCTTTTGAATACACGCCTTTGTTACGCATGCTCTTTTTTAAACTATCTGAATATTTAGCCTTTACTTTACCAGATTTAGTAGCCTGTCTTTTCTTTTTATTTTCTGCAGCTTTTTGACCTGGGCTCATTCCTTCACGAACTTTTTTAGGAAGATATCTATCTCCTTTTTTACCTGAAACATTACCCCAATCTTCTGCTGTCCATTGGTCAAGAGACTTTTGAGATTTTGTTTTACCTCCACTAGCATATTTAGGTGCAACTATACCTCCATCTTCTTTATATCCACCACCAGATGATTTATATCGTTTGGCAAGAAGCTGTGCTTTGCGAGCTGACCAAACTCCTGGAGGTCCACCTTTAGAACCAGCTTTTATATTTTGAAATAACCGTTTGCGCATTCCTGGTTTTGTATAATTGCCTGCTTTATTTACTGTGCTTTTTTTTGCCATCATTTCCCTTCTACATATCCACCTGATGCATAACTTTTAACTACATCACCTACCATACCACCATCTTTGCAATTCCATTTTCTAAGTGATTTATTAATTCTGCTATTAGGATCGTTACGTTTTTTTGCACCTGTTAATCTTTTTTTCATTCCAGACATTCGAGCACAAAATGATTTTCTTCGGTTAGCAGCTTTGCTGCCCTTTTTTAATTTACTAGGTTTAGTAGTTACAGCTGTTTTTAATTTAGAACCAGGGTTGGCTGCCCTATAAGATGCAACTCCTTTTTTATTTAAACCACCACTTGGGTTTTTGCCTTCTTTACGTTGCCATGCTGGAGAAGCCATTATTTACCTGCTACGTAACCACCAGAAGCATAAGTTTTTACTACATCACCAACTTTGCCTCCGTGTTTCATTTTTGCTAGTTGTTCTCTTTTTGCAGCCTCTTTAATCATTTGGCTTTCAGCTTTAGCTTTTCTTTTACTTGCTCGTTTTAAATTTCTATTTGACCTACGAGCTAATCTTTCTGCTTGTCTTTGCAATCTTTTCTTTTTTCTTTTTGCTTTTTCAGCAGGGGACATAAACTTTTCTATTTCTTTTTTTAAAATACTTTCTTTGCTATCTTTTTTAAATCGTTTAACTCCAGACTTTTCTGGTTTTTTAAATCGTTTAACACCAGATGCAGCACTTTTCTTTACAGGTTTATATCCTGGCTCACCACGTTTTTGTAATCTTTTATATCCTGAAGCCATAATTATTTCCCCTCTACGTAGCCACCTGAAGCATAAGTTTTAATAGAGTCACCTGCCATGCCACCTTTTTTAGCATAACCCATTTTATTCCTAACAGGCTTAGGTAGTTTAGCAAGTCCAGGATTTTTCTTTTTATCTACTTTTTTCATACCTTTCTTGGCCATTCCGCCTTCTTCCATCATCATTTTTCTTCTGTTCATTCCAGTCATGCCGCCACCATAATATTTTTTCATTCCTTTTTTCATCATGCCGCCATGCATTTTTTTAGCAGGTTTTTTCATTGGTAACTTCCCTTCTTTGTTTATCTTGTCTAATGTAGCCTTGCCAAGCTTTTTTACACTAGATTTTTTAATTATATATTCACCGCCTTCAGCTTCAAGTAGTATCCCACCATTCTTATGAGATGGTCCTTTTAACTTACCAGGTTTCATTTTTTTTGCTCTTGTCATTCCACCGTCCTTATGCTTTTTCCCAACTGGGTGCAGCTTTTTACCATCTGGTCATGTGTGATATTTCCGTTTGCCCATTATGCTGTAACCCAACTTTTAGCTTTTGGTTTCTTTTTACGCCAACCCTCTTTAGTTTCAGATAAACCTTGAGGTGGATGGGCATATTTACATGCATAAGCTAATGCATCTATTGCATCATCATGCGCCATCCTTGGTCCAAATGTAAGAATTTCTCTGTGCAATTCATAATGATTTTTTTTCAAATGTATTTGACCGACTGCAAAACGTTGTGCTAATATGCCCTGTATTCTATCTCGTTTACTCATACGATTACCAGGAACCTCTGCCTTAAAACTTACATCAAACTTATTTCGTCTACGCATTTCACTGTATATAGCTTGAAATATAGGTTTACTCATTGTAGTATCTTCAATAGTAAACATTTGTGGTTTGTAAAATTCATTTAATTCAAATATGTAATCTACAATACCTTTTTGATCCATACCTTCTATACCAAGTACAGGCAATGTTCTATTGCGAATATAATCAATAACATATATATTGTTATTAGGAGTAACTGCTACTGTCATTAGTACACTAAAGTCACTATTCCTTCTTGCACTATCAGTCGCTGGGTCTACTCCTACAAATATACTGCATGGTTGTGGGTCTTCTCCGTCAGGTACAATGACTGACAATCCAGTCTCAGGGTCCTTGCTTAATGTACCATCCCAAAATTTAATATGATCACGAGTAAAAATCGCATCTTCTTCGCTCTGCACTTCCATCATATACTCTTGATAGAACTTGTGTGGAGTGCCACTATCTGCATAAAACTTCTTTTTACGTTCCATTTCTTTGTGACCAAACCACGATGGCCATAATGGAGTGCCATCTTCTTGCAATGCTTTATATGTAATTACTTTCCACGAATAGTCTTTGTTTTCTTTCTTTGCTTGGTCAAACCCAACAAGTATTTTTTGTATAAATGCATCATAATGTACAGGAGTTCCATTAATTCTTAATCGTCCTGTTTTTGGTTCAAGCGCTGGAAATACAACTGCTGTGACGAGATTAGCGATTTTAGCACGACTTTCTGGTGTGACTGTAT